CACGAGGATTTTCTTCAGCTGCAACTGTCATAAGTCTCTGACCAACAGAAACACGATCGATTTCTGTGGTATTGCTGCGCATACGGATTGTACGAGCTGCTTTTGCTAGAATTGTAGCATCCCACATATAATCAAGGAATCTGTTAGCTTGATCTGGGTAAAGAAGACCAGTTCCAGAATGGGTACGCCCATCGCCTGAGAGATCTGATCCTGATGTACCAAGATTTGTTGTGTCAATTACTTTTTGTAATAGTTCATTGCTCATTATTTATTTCACCACCTTTGTTTTCATAAATTATAGATTGTGGACTCCGAGGAAGGATCCTTGCCAATCGAACTCCCTGAAATTCTTCTGGAGTTTAGTATCCCTTGATGCGCTGTCTACGTCACCAATGGACTTTTGCACTGCAGTATCGCTTTCGTATGAAGAAAAACGCTTCTCTAGCTCTTCAAATCTCTTGAAGAAGTCAGCGATATTACCTGTAAGAGCTGTTAGCTCTTTCTTAATATCTGAGACTGCGCTTTCCATTTCAGCACGTGCTGAAGTTACTGAGTCCACCGACTTTTGTAACTTCTCTTCTACCTCTGCAGAATTCTTATTTACTGCTTCACCAAAGAGGTCACGCAGTTCAGTCAACATTTTTGCAAAAGGTTGTTCTGCTTCTGCGCTAGTGACGGACTTTTCTACGAGTTCTTCTGCTGGAGCTGTTTCTGCTTCTGCAACAACTTCTGCTGCTGCTTCTGCAACGACTGTTTCTACAGCCTGCTCTACCACTGCTTCTGCTGCCTCTACGACTGCATCTGCTGCGTTATTTGTTTCGTCTGCCATTTTATTACCTCCTTTTTCAATAGCATTCTCTGAATCTTTTATTGATTCAGACTTCTTTATTTTATTTTGATCAGGATACAAGTTAATTGTTTGATCAGACGATATTGTATTTTGCGGATCGGAATCATGAGTAGTTGCGCTATGTGTTGGATTTGGAGCATCATCTTTCTTTAGATATGAATCAACAATCTTACTGATTACTAATCCTTTTTCTGTTTCAGATGATTCTACCCATCCAATGTTTTCCATTCCCGCACCACAAACTAAGCAATCTTTTGATTGATCTGATGATGATGAAGCAATTTTATCCTGTAAGCACCAGAAAACATTTTCTACTGTTGTGTCGGCAGCCATACCTTTTACAATTGTATTTCCATCAGCATTTTTTTGAATAGAAAAAATATTTGCAAGAGGATTTGCTGGTGTATCAACTAGTGAGAGTTCCATTAAATCATATTCTTTAATTACACGATTTTCTTTTTCATCGCCTGGCTCAAAAGCAGATTGTACTATATTGCCACCAATTGAAAATCCTGTTAATGTTCCGTCTAAAACTTTTTCCCATGTATCTTGAGCACCTTTTGATACATAGCTTTGTACATAAATTCCCTTATATGTTTTTCCAGATTCTTTATCAAAGAATTCTTCTGGATGAAAAGAAAGCACCTTACCAATAGCAATTGGTTGGTGCATTTCTCTTAGGTTACCACGAAATCGTTGGAAAGCTTTTTCAGATGCTTCTGCTGTAACAACGTCACCATGGCGATCAATGTTGTCTAGTGTTGCAAATCCAGAAACGGTTCTCTTTTCCTTATCAACCTTAGTGATAGGAAATGACAAGTTAACTCTGGATTCGCTATTGTTCCACTGTACCTTTTTAATGTTCATTCTAAGTTAAATAATATCAACCTTTTCGCATAACGCAAAAAAACTATGGTATTATTTTACCTTTCTTCCTTCGCCTTTTCTAGCTCTGCCACTGACAGATTCTGAAGGAGCAGCATTTCTAGTTTTATCCCGCTCTCTACTTTGCATAGTTTGGGCTTGGATTTCTGCAGCTTTTGCCTGTGGGTCAAAAACTTCTTCTCCAGAATCGATTGGATTTTTACCCATTCTCATTCTTACTTCATTAGGCTTAATTACCTGAGTAGTTAGATAAATTTGATCAATTTGAGCTTGAGATAGCTCATCTGTAAGTGTTAACTCTTCAAATTGGAACTCAAACATATCAGTAAATTCTTTAATAAGTTTATTGACTTGCATCTCTAACATATCTTGAGCAGGTCTTGAAACTTGCTCTTTATAGATTTTATCATCTAGTGGACTAGGGACTCCATGTCCTATTTTAGACAAAGGTGTTCTATGTGCTATAAGGATACGGTCTCTATTTTCCACAGAATAGTTCTGGAAAGAAGAGTCTTGAATTCCCGCTTCAACTGGCTTCATTTCAAAATCAATACGAGCATTGTCACCATCAGAAGGAAGTGGAATGTAAAGTGTTCTGTGATTTCTACCCTTTAATCCAATCTGGAAAAACTCAAGAAGTTTTCTTTCTGAATCTGCATTTAAACGAGCACCCTTTGAAACGATAATATATCTTGGCACTGCTTTATTTTCAAAATAATCTAAATTATATCGTGCAGCAAACTCATCTCCAGCGATAGCTTTCGATGCAGACATGATATCTGGAATTCCATAATAAGTATTTGTTGGAGAATATTTCTTAAAGTGAATAACTTCGTTTGGACGAGGATCTGTTCCTATTTGGTCCTGTGTGGTCGTATCGCCAAAGTTTCTGAAATAGGTATAGCGATTGTATACAACCTGCACAAAACCGTCTCTATGGCGTCTTATACGCATTGTAATGGCAGGTATATGTCCTACATAACCAATTTGTCCAGATGATGTTCTACCTACTTCTAAGTAGCCATTTCCAGTAACTTCTAAATCTCTGTAAACCTTCTTCATTACTTCTTCAAAAGTGTCATCAGAATTTAAGTTTTCTAGCTTATCTCTCATTACAACTTTTGCACGTGAAATTTTACGACGAACTTTTTCTAGTTTTGATTCATCTTCTGAAACATCTTCTAGCTTATCTAATGTCTTTTGATTCTCTAAAAACTTATAGCCTAAGCCAACAACGTTTGAAACCTTTGCGTCAACCGCAGCATGATGATATGGAGATAAATCATAAAGTTGTGCTAAATACATTACATTATATGGTGGCTGTACAATCTGGAATAAAGAATATCCAGTTAGATCTAACGGATCCAGCTTTTTTGATTTTGCGTCATCTAAACCTGTGTAGGCTTTTTGTAATTTTCTAGATGCGTTTCTTTTGAAATTTGAATTGAGACCATCCATTTTAAGAAGCTCATCGGCCTTTGCCATAAATGGATCATCAAAATCTGATTCTTGAAGTTGTCGTGGAGCGGATCCAAGTGCTACTTGAATTTCTTGTGTATCATCGTCATCTGGTGCTACGTCTGCTCTATGCTCCATTAAATAATCCCCATCTTTTTCTTTTGTACTAAATCTTCTTTAAGTGCAGGTAAATCATATTCATCTGCAACTAGGCCCCAGTCCATACGCTGTTTTTGATTTTCATATTCTTCTTGGGAAACTGGACGGTGGCCAGAGAACCATACTGGAGATCCGCCTTCTTCAACACCATATTCTTTGGCAAATCTGCGCAATTCTGCAATTTTAGCAACATTTCCTTTTGTTGAAAAAATGCACATATAATTACCATCTTCATCGGTAACTAATTTACCTTCTGCTGTTTGCCACACATAAGTCCCGTAGGACACTTCTTCTATTGGAGTAACCTTCATATGACTCTATTCTACCATTTTATAATTCTAAAACGAAGAAGCATACCTTATATAAACAAAATTAATCCCACAAATTAAGCTGTTCTGCAATAATTGGGTCCTTATCCTTGATTCTTTTCCATTTTCCATACAAATTTGGTTGTTTAGAACCAACATATTCTTGACCAGTTTCTAGGTCTATAAGGAGCCATTTTTCTGGGCATTTAGTATGTATTGTTAAATCAACCGCAGAATCTAACTCCTCTGCGTGGGTTCCATCTTTAAGTTTTCTAAATTCATTAGTCATAGTTACCCCAACTGCTATATATAAACATTGTACCATAATCTAGTATATGCTAGAATAAAATATGAGCATTTATCTAGAGCACAACTTTATAAACAATGAATTAAGCAATAAGCTTATGGATTATACTGAAAATAATATTGACAAGTTTAGCACAGGTAAGCATAGAAGATATTTCACACTAGCTTTTGGAAAAGATCATTATCATTCAGACTCAAAGCATGAGTTAGCTGGAATAGATGAAATTAAGCCAGATATCCTACCTATCTTTGATAGAATATTAGAGTACGTAAACGATAAATACTCTCCAGAATCAGAGATATATGTCGCATCGTTTTGGATGGTTAAACAAAAGGCTGGTGCTAAATTACTATTACATTCAGACACTGATAACGGGGCGAATCCCCATGTTAAATATAGCGCAGCTATTTATCTTAGCGATGTTACTGAAGGTGGACAAATAAATTTTCCTAATATTAATTTTTCACATCAACCTAAATCTGGAGATTTTTTAATTTGGCCATCGCATGGAAGAGAATTTGATCACGAAGTGCTTGATATTCTTCATGATAGATACTCAATACTATTTTTTCTTACAGATGATATTGAATATAAACTAAAGCATTAAGCGGTATCCTGCTATTCAACATAATCCCAAAATGTTCCAATAACATATCTAGTGCCTGACCTTACATCATTTACTGCATGTATGTTATTTATCCCGCCATCAAATGCAACAAAAGATCTTGGAATTGGCTTTAAAGATACTTCATCTCTTTGAAAAACTATCTCTCCCCCGTCAAAATCATCATTCAAATACACCATTGCTGCATGTTTTAAATCAGAAAATCCAGTATCTTCTCCATTTAAACTAGAATTGTCCGAGTGATAATCTAGGTAGCTGCCCTTTTTCCATCTAATAAAATAAAGGCTTAATGGCTTTAATTTAAAATCATGTATGCTTTCTATTTCAAACTGCATTGAGTTTCTAATATCCAACAATATGTCCTTATCGAAAGATATATTTCCATAAATGTTAATAATATCAGTATTTTCAAAAGAAGGATTTTCAACCCACTCATCCGTATTTTTTAAATATTTTAAAATATCTGAACAAAGTTCTTCTGATATAAAATCATTAACTATCTGAATCATTCAGAAATCCTGCCCCAATTTAGCTTATCCCATACACGCTCATGCCAGTAATATACACCAACCTTTACGACTGTTTCCCAAAATGCTATGAGTGTTGCAAGACTTCCCTTACCAGTAATGGCATACACGACAGCAAATGAAGTTAAAGTGCCAAATACACGATATGTCCAAGCTTTAACGAATGATCTACTCTTTGTTACTTTCACCAAACCAAAACCTTTCTTCTACTTCTGCTAATTTATTGTCAAAAATATTTTTATATACCCAGCTCTTTACGTTTTTGAGTAGCACTGATAGCTTCAATTTCGTCTCCTAGCTTGACTTGTTCAATTTTATATCCAACATCTCTTCCATATACTATATTTGTAATATTAGGAAGTTTTAAGACCAAAGCCTTATCCATAAAAGGATCTTTATTTATATAACCCTTAACCTCATCAAACGTTAATGGATCTTTTTCACTTGTACTATATGTATCTCTTACTCCAAGTAGAACTTGACTTGTTCTCTTCCCCGCTTCTTCATATAGAGCATGGTGTCCTTCATGCCAAGGTTG